TTAATTGGTTTCCCAAAGCCGATCTCATTCCCCCCGCTTAAGTTGTCTTATTCGCACCGTGCCCATGTGGCGCGAAGCCGAGTTTCTTTCGGCCGGATAGGAGAACTCCCCTTTATTCTGGGAGTAGAATCCTCTTCTACCCTAGTAGCCCACCATTGGTCATACGAGTATTCATCTAGGTTCTCAGGCCTAGTCTGCTTCGTATTCCTTGGACCAATGCCCTGTACCAGTTCCTCGGTGATTTGCCAGCACTGCCCATCGGGCAGCACATGGTTGACACGGAGAAACTTAGGGTCAACAGCGTGTTTATTCGCTGTTAAGAGCCCAAACGCATCAGAATCTGTGACGAAAGGCAACGGCGCCGAGAAGCGCTGATCCTTCAACACGGATAACCAGAAAGTCGCAACGGATTGGTACCCGTTAGACCTCATGGAATTTATGTTCTCTATAAAAGAGGCATAAACTTTTGCATCGAACTTCTTCCCCCTCCGAATAAAAGGTATCCGGAACAATACAGGAGTCACATCCTGACCCTCGAAAGCGTACACCCCGCAACTTTCACGGAATGACATCGAGCCTGTGAACGATTTATTTCGATTCACGAGGAAGCCAAGACGAGATAACGTGGAGATGACTATATCGGTAAGACGAGAGTCTACGATTATGTCATCACCGTACACTACTGGAGGCTCTAGCCGTTTACCAAACGGGGTCGAGTCAGTCCTAGACCTAGCGATGCTTTTAAGCGTTAGCTCTATGTCATCTGGCCCACAAGACCATGTTCCAGTAGTCTTCCCTTGGATGTAGGCGCTGTATGCATATAAGCACACAGCAGTGAATATAACGCACTGGACGGGGAAGCACAAAGCTGACCCCATAGGCGCGAACTTATTCACCTTCACGACCTTACCGTCAGGCAGTTTAACGCTTGACGTGCGGGTGGCGAACATGTAAAAGTTCCAATCGGGTGGAAACACCCTACGGACCAATTCAGCATGGACGCTATCGGAAGCCGAACTCAGGTCGATCGTGTCGCTGCTTAGGTAGAGGCTACCGTGCAACGCCGCCTTTTGGTTGGCAGTCTGATCTCGTAGTGTAACAAACCTACGGATTTCTCCACGATCAAAGGAACGTTTCACCCAACGTAGTACTCCCTGTTGGAAGTACATAAAGGAGTTGGGCTCCATGCAAATGGAACGACTCTTAGTAATGTCTTTTGGGACAAACTTAAGCCGCGCTACGTCACCTGAGGATCCTCTATGACGAACGACGCCATTTCCTGCGTCGAAACCCTCATCAGAGCCCCTAAACGGGCGATGCCTGAGGAAGGCGTACTCTAAACGACGATTTGTAGACAAGAATTCTAGCTTGTCGTACGCACCATCGATATGGGCCTCAGAGACCTTCCCAGTGCCGAACTTCGGCGCCAAAAAGTCTACAGATAAAGGACCCAGTATTCTAGCGATGATTGTCCGCAGGGAAGCGGTATCCTCATCACCAAAAGTTAAAGTACTCAGCTTCTCCTCGACCTCAAGCCAACCGCGAAACGCGGTGGTATCTAGATCCCGATCTACATAGGCTAACTTCTTCCCGAAACGGAGGAAGCTTAGTACGTATTTCAGGAGATCAGGTCGACCAGTCATGGTCCACAAATGGTACTCCTTGAAAATTGGAGTATTCTTCATGAAATCATGATATTGACGTATTGACGTCTCACTATTCGGTCCGAACTCTTGAGGGGAGAACTCCTCTGAGAGTATCTGATCCGCATAGCTGGAGAATTGCTTGATCACTCCACGAATGTTCTCCGTGGTCAGGCGCTTGTAAAGGCGCATGATAACCCGGATGGGTTTTGGTGATTGCAATTCAAGAGGGCTGTCACATAGAAATTTGATATACGATAGGACGAAAAGTTTTAGAAACTCTTCGTTTTCTCCGTACCCAAATTCAGGGGGGAGGAAGATAGAATCACTAGAGATGGTGATCCTACCATGGTCGAGGTGCAATTCAGCACCTCGATAGGACATTACTCAAACAGTTTCTGAGTAAGACCGCGATTGAAGGCGTCGACGACCCCCGTTTGGGGAACCTTCGACACGAGGCTATCAAAGGCAAGGCTATAAACCGAGCCAATAGCAGCGAGGATCGCGGCTGAGTCTTCATAGACACCGGGGGTGTCCCACATCAGCGTTATGCTGAGTGGAGCAACTTCCGTAACGACGCTATCTACTGTGACGGTTTGCACCGTTGTCAGAGTCAGCGAGTGACGGATGACGCCTGTTTTGGCGTTTACGTTGTACAAAGCGCTCACAACTGTAGGCGTGTTGGGGTCACCGGCTGAGTAAACAAACTCAGTGACTAACCCTAGCGCAGTCTGCTCAGTTTTCCGGGCCAAAAGTTTGGTCTGGTCGATGAGCTTGACAGCTACGTCCGATGCGGAGCTTGGCATGTTAGCCAAGGTTACTGCAGTGGTCATTTTAGTTGTCCTTTCGACATACTAAGATATTCCTTGGTCAATACCAAGGAGGGCTTCTCTACAGGCAGGCTATCGTAATAGCTGCCAGAGCAATGCTCCCACGGTTACCGGATCCGGCCCGCGAGTAGGTCTCATGAAGTCAAATCTTGACTCCGTGAGTCTTGGCATCCAATGGGTGAATTCCCGTTGGTATACCGAAATGCCGAAGCGATTCGCCGAATCGTAACTAACGAGACCATAGTGGTCAAGTAAAGTGTCCGAAGGGTACCAGACGATTTTGTACGAGTAGAGGCACCAAGAGATGCCGTACGTCGTATATAGGAGTTGGTTATCTACCAACTTCAGTCTTTTACTCATATTCGTGAACCAATCAACGACAAACGAGAATGGAAGTAATGCCCAGATGCGAGACAGGGTTGGTAATAGACCAACAGCGTTCGCAGTTAGGATTCCAGCCATTAGAGTCGAAATATCAGAGCGAACTCTGATTTTCGCATGCGTCTCAAGTTTCAGGATGCCGTCAACCATAAAGTTTTCGCTATCTGAGAATGTATAGCGGAACTTTCCTTGAATGGTTGAGGCCTTTGACTGGGACAAACTTGACAGGACTTTGTTCACATCGGTATCCGCCAGTTCGCGAACGGACCGATCGGCCGGTTGCCTCTGAAATCGCCACTTTAGTATCTCCTCAGTGAGGAAATCTATAAGATCGATAATAGCAGAGGGATCACCGTCTAGTGCCTTGGTGGCAAGACGAACAATAGCTCCCAAGTCAGGCAGTAGGTCTAGTATCGCGGGTAAGTGCTGCAAATTCTGGAGCTCGTTTGTTTTCAGAGCTTCGATATTTGTTGTCAGCGCATCAGACGCGGCTAGAAAGTGTGATGGACGCAAATCAATCATCCGGAGGTTAACATTCTCCTGGACAATATGATGCCTATGTTGGTCACTCCGTGAACCAGCTTCTCGGAAGCTGCGGAAATTGCCTTCAAAGTCGTCCGTAACTTGATATATATCTGAGTACAAAGAAACGATCGACGATGGGGGTGTTATTCCCAACGTCGCACTATGATCGGCTGATGAGCCGCCATAGAAGGATTCAGCTGCGACAGTGACTGATGAGTCATCTCGCAACCAAAACACGTCACTCGGTATAGTGTTGGCCTCGAAGGCCAGGTTAGAGCCAAATGATGGCGTAAACCCACAATCAAAACGGATATTAACTCGGTAATGGGCGAAATATCTATCGCCCCACACCCAATCATAATAACCCATTTTGTACAGATATGATATGTTGACCTGCCACGAATTGCCCACATGTGTGGACGCATCCGTAACATCCTCGTACCAAGTATGCCAATATCCGCGATAGCGGTCGTATCGACCCCCAGACTGAAAGTATTTAACCATCAGCTGGGCATCTTCGAACGCGTCGGAATTAGCTTGCTCGAACGGGTAGAGCGGTTGTGCTGGACTAGTATACTCGGCGAAGGTTAAGAACCCCCGATCGTTTACACCAGTAGCAACAGCTCCGTCAGCAGCAGTCCTATACAATTGGCGTGCCCGTACGGGCGCGGGGTCGTTGACTAAACGACCATCAGGGTAAGGGCGGTACTTATCCGTCACATACTTATCTCCAACTGCACCTACATACGACGTATGATACACTTGCTTCTCTCGAAGCATTGCAAGGGGTTCGTCGACACGCGTCAAGAACGCGTACGATCCTAGTAACCCTGCATAGTGCTCATTATCGTCGTTGCGTCCCCACCTAACGGTGGAGGGTCTCGGCGTCAAATGGACCTCTGCTCCTCTAAGTTCTTCCTTATGGGCTGTAATACCCAAGATGGAAGAGAGCGGCATCAAATCGGATATGAAGGCTTTGGAGCCTTCGTAACGCCACTTGAAGAAAGCGGTGTCACCCATGTATGGCATTGGCCATACGGTGTCCAATATACCGTCGCTCTGAGTGCTATCGCATTGCTTCAACAGCCTTGCGTAGGCACGTCCGTCAACAGGTCCACGTAACATCACAATACCTCCGTTCCTACAGATCGATTAAGATGTGTTCCCTCCAGGCAGAGTCAGCCGCCGGCGCAAGCCGGGTAAGGCAAATGACTGGTCCTTTGGGAACCCGTGACACGAGGTTAGAACCCTCAACCGGAATTGCCGGCATGTCACACGCACACATCTTAGAAGAGTTTAGTCTCCTGGCTAATTAGGCCAACCTATCGTAAGGTCAGATGTGATAGCAGAGGGCGCCCCGCTCAGGGGAG